TCGTCTCCAGACGTTACGGCAGCATGAGGACCTACGCATTGCGCTTGAGGGCGAGGGCCATTCGTACCGGACGAAAATTGTCCCCCCACGTGGCAGAACGCATCGCCGCCCAAAGGGCCGGCCGCGCGAGATCGTAGTGATATTGGTGCGGGAGCACGAGTGCTCGGCAGACTGCTGGTGTGGACCGACACTGGACGACGAGGCAGAGGAGTTGGTCTATGTCCACCACTCACTCGATGGTCGTGAACGGGAGGTTCACTGATGGCGATTGACATAGACTACACACCCCCGTTCACGGGGGAGAAGTTCATGAAGTCCGACGCCAAGATGCGTACGCTCATGGGCCCCGTTGGTTCCGGTAAATCGGTGACGTGCAGCTTCGAGATCATCCGCAGGGCGGCGATGCAGGAGCCAGACGCCAACACGGGCAAGCGGAGGACGCGTGCTGCGGTCGTGCGCGAGACGGCACGCCAGCTTCAGGACACGACAATCAAGACCTTCCTCGACTGGTTCCCACCGGGAGTGTGCGGGCGGTACATGCGCACCACCAAGACCTACTTCTTCGAGGTGGACGACATCGAGTGCGAGGTTATGTTCCGGGCGCTGGACGACGCAGACGACGTGGCCAACCTCAACTCGTTGGAACTTACCTTCGCGTGGTTTAACGAATGCCGGGACATCCACCCCGAGATCGTGGACGCCATGTCCAAACGTATCGGCCGTTTCCCTTCCTCCAAGGACGGCGGGCCGACGTGGCATGGGATGTGGGGGGACACCAACCCTCCCACGATGGACACGTGGTGGTTCTACCAGATGGAGAAGCTGGACCCCAAGGACGGTGTCAGCCCCAACGACAATGGGTGGGATGTGTTCAAGCAGCCGTCGGGGCGCAGCCCCTACGCTGAGAACATTGAGAACCTGCCCGATGGCTACTACGACACACAGGGCCGCAGCGAGGAGTACATCAGGGTCTTCATCGACGGAGAGTATGGGCTGAGCAGCAATGGCAAGCCGGTCTACCAGTACTTCCGGCCAGACTACCACATGGCAGCGCAGCCGCTGAAGCCGATCACAAACGGCGTGCGGCCAATCGTAATCGGGATGGACTTGGGGTTGACCCCGGCGGCCGCTATAGGGCAGCAAGACCCTCGCGGGCGAGCCCTTATACTCGACGAGCTGGTGAGCTTTGACATGGGGATTCAACGGTTCGTCCGCACGATGCTCAAACCCCTCATATACGAACGGTTCTCCGGCGCGCCCATTCTGGTCGTCGTTGACCCTGCGGGTACGCAGCGGGCGCAGACCGACGAGCGCAGTGCGGTCGACATCATCAAGGCCGAGGGGCTCAGGGTTATCCCGGCCAAGACCAACAAGGTCAGCGCGCGGCTCAACTCCGTGGATGACTACCTCATGCGGCAGGTCGACGGGGACCCGGGGTTCTTGCTCGACCCGCGCTGCACGCAGCTCAAGGCTGCCATGATGGGCGGCTACCGGTTCGACAAACACGGCGGGATTGACAAGAATAAACACAGCCACGTGGCCGAAGCGCTGCAGTATCTGATGCTACATATAGCGTCTGCGGGTGAGGGACAGCACATGATGCAGCGTCGCGAGATAAAACCTGTTGCATCTGCAGGGTGGACATAGTACCTATTATGTGTCACGGAACCGACATCTCCCTGTTGGAACTTGTTAATACGACTGCCGACTTGCCCTCACTGGATAATATCTGGTGAGGGTTTTTTCTTTGGCTTGCTGAAACAAAGTGCTACGTGTATATTGACATGAAGTTCTATATATGGATGACGGAGAAATATGGCTGGTCTGACCTTACTGCGCGTAGTCGGTAACGAGGAACTCGCACGCCAAGAGCGCGAGCAAGTTGACCGTGAGCTGCAGGCGCGGCAGACTGACCCGTTCATTCTGGGGCTGACAGCCTACCTCCGTGAGTGCTGGGACGCGGCGCGCATCGCGAAGAAACCCATGGAGCACATTATGTTGCGGGCCATGCGGCAGCGCAACGGTGAGTACGAGGCTAACAAGCTGAGTCAGATCAAGTCGCAAGGCGGGTCTGAAGTTTACATGATGATTACCGAGGTGAAGTGCCGGGCGGCTGAGAGCTGGCTGCGGGACATCATGCTCGATCAGGGGATGCCCCCGTGGGACCTGAACCCGACGACACTGCCGGACTTGCCGCCTGAAGCGGAGGCAGAGATCGCCCAAGCGTTCGGGGCCGAGGTTGTCAAGATGTTGCAGACCAGCGGGCAAGCCCCGACCGGGGAGGAGATGTCTGCCCTACGCGAGATGGTGGCGCAGGATTACCGGTTCCGGGTGCTGCAAGAAGCGCAGAACCGCGCTGACAAGATGAAATACAAGATCGAGGACCAGTTCGAGCAAGGCGGCTGGTCAGAGGCGTTCAACGAGTTCATAACTGACCTCGTGACGTTCCCGGCGGCCTTTGTGAAGGGGCCGATCGTGAGGCGTCAGCGCGTGCTGGGGTACTCCAAGGCTGCAGATGGCACGACGGTGGTCGAGGCTACCGAGCGGTTGGGGCCCGAGTTCGAGCGGGTCGATCCGTTCCGTATATACCCTGAGCCGGGTACCCGCCACATCAACGACGGGTACATATTCGAACATCACCATATGAGCAGGATGGAACTGGCGGACCTTATCGGTGTGCCGGGCTACGACGACGACGCCGTGCGCAAAGTGCTCAAGACTGGTAACGGTCAGTCGTGGATCAGCGAAGACGTGGAGCTCCAGAAAGAGGAGCAGGAGCGTCTGTATTACGCGTACAACTCACCTACCGATATGTACGACGCGCTGGAGTTCTGGGGCAAAGTCAGCGGAGAGATGCTGCGCGAGTGGGGTCTGGACGAAGAAGAAGTGCCGGACGAGTCCCGTGAGTACGACGCCAACGTGTGGGTCGTGGGTAACTACGTCATCAAGGCAGTGTTGAATTACGATCCGTTGGGGGAGAAGCCCTACGCCAAGACGAGCTTTATCAAACAGCCCGGGGCGTTCTGGGGCCGCGGTATCCCTGAAATCATTGAGGATTTGCAGGGTATCTGTAACGCCGCGGCGCGTGCGCTCGTCAACAACATGGGTCTGGCGTCGGGTCCGCAGGTCGAGGTAAACCTCGAACGCATCCCACCCAATGAGGACATCACTCAAATCCACCCGTGGAAAATCTGGCAGGTTATGAATGACCCGCTGGGGTCAAGCGCGCCTGCCGTGCGGTTCTCGCAGCCGGACTCACGTGCCAACGAGTTGATGGGTGTGTACGACAGGTTCTCGAAACTCGCGGACGATCACAGTGGCATCCCGTCCTATATCTACGGCGACACGAACGTGCAGGGTGCGGGGCGCACAGCGTCCGGACTGTCGATGCTCATGGGCTCGGCGGGTAAGGGCATCCGGCAGGTCGTTATGCACATCGACGGTGATGTGATACGTCCTATTGTTAATCGGCAGTTTGTCTACAACATGCGGTACGACCCTGATGAGTCGATCAAAGGCGATGTGGAGATTGTTGCCAAGGGCGCGATCAACCTTGCTGTGAAAGAGACCGTCAATGTACGCCGCGTTGAGTTCCTCAACGCCACGGCTAACCCCATCGACGCAGAGATTCTGGGCCCCGAGGGGCGTGCTGCGATCCTGCGTGAGGTAGCCAAGGGGCTGCAGATGCCGGTCGATGAAATTATTCCGTCCCGTGATAAGCAGTCTCATGAGCAGAAGCTGGCCTCGCGGGCCTTGGCTGTCGAGGCTGCGCAAGGGGCACAACAACAACAACCCGGTGCGCCAGCGCCTACCTTCCCCGGCGGTATGCCGATGGGTGGGCAGCAGGCAAACACCGTGATGAATCGCAGCACTGGAGGCTCGGGATGAAGCGCCCTGATCCTAAAGTAGTCAAAGCTCTCGCCTTGACGGCGCGCCAGTTCCCGGAGGTCCTAGAATGGATCGAAGGTTGGTACCGTCAAGAGCTTGAGCAGCTACCAAGTGTTGGACAGAACGTGGCACTTGCACAGGGGCGGTGTCAAATTCTTAGAGAGCTTCACGATCTTATGAAAAAGTCCCCTGAATTAGCGGCAGAATCCAGAGGATAGCTGCGGAATACGCACACCGATGAGGAGCGTTCATTATGGCACTACCAGCGCAAGTTCGGAAACAAGCTGAGGCAGTCAACAAACTGTACGAAGAACTCAATGTAGACACTACCGGGCAGGGCAACGAAGCCGAAGCCGAAGCCGCGGTAGAGTATGTTGAGGAAACTGGTGCGGCGCGTGAAACCGACAGCGGGCAAGAACAAGCACCCGCGCCCAAGGCAGCAGAGCAGCCTGCAAGCGACAATACCGAGAAGACCCTTGAGCAAAAGTACAAAACCCTGCAAGGAATGTACAACGCTGAGGTCCCCCGGCTCCACACTGAAAAGCGTGAGCTTGGTAATCGTGTTCAACAACTCGAGCAGTTAATCACCTCGATGAACGCCACACCTGCACAAGAGCAGGCTCCTGCCCAGAAGCTCGTCACCGAGCAGGACATGGAAGATTATGGCGACTCCATCGAAGTCATGAGGCGCGTCTTCCGTGAGGAGATGTCGACGAAAGACGGGGAGATCAACGACCTCAGAGGGTTGGTACGGCAGATGCAAGGTACGGTGGTCCCACAGGTCCATCAGCTTTCGCAGAACTATGCTGTGTCCAACGAGCAACGGTTTTGGGCGGACCTACAGACGGCTGTACCTGATTGGCAGGATACCAACGCAAGTCAGGAGTTCCAGTCATGGCTCCTCGAAGTTGATCCGCTCACGGGTATCCCTCGCCAGACGTATCTTGATGCCGCACAGCGCAGCATGGACGCACGGCGGGTGGCTAATTTCTTCTCGACTTGGAAGGGCATGACTGGTGGGCACGATGCTCGTACCACGCGGGGGACTCAGTCTGCCTCGGAGCTCGAACGTCAGGTAGCACCCGGCAAAGGCCGGTCTGGCGGTAATAAGCTCCAAGGCGAAGCCAAGACCTATACTACTGAGGACATCAAACAGTTCTTTACCGATGTTCAAAAGGGTAAGTATAAGGGCAAGGAGACTGATCGTGACCGTATTGAACGCGACATTTTCGCTGCACAGCGGGAAGGTCGTATTGTAACCGCATAAACCAAGGAGCCGAAAATGGTATATCCCGTTTCGCCGGGCCGCCCCAACTACACCGGAAACTTCATTCCGGAAATCTGGAGCGGCAAACTTATTGAGAACTTCTACGACGCCACTGTGCTCGCAGCTATCTCAAACACTGATTACGAAGGTGAAATTCGCAGCATGGGCGATACGGTTAACATCCGTACCCAGCCGAACATCACTATCCGTGATTACGTAAAAGGCCAGAACCTCGTCGTGGAAAACCCCGACAAGCCAAAGCTGCAACTGGTCATCGACAAGGGCGAGTATTTCTCCGTTGTCGAGGACGACGTCGATAAGGTGCAGACTGATGTCAACCTTATGGACATGTGGTCCAAGGATGCGTCCGAGCAGATGAAGATCAAGATCGACCAGCGCGTCTTGACTGACATGCTGCCCGATATTGGCACGCTGAACCGCGGCGCAACTGCTGGTGCCCAGTCTGGCGCGTTTGACCTCGGTACGGCCGGCGCTCCGCTGACCATCACCAAGGACGGCGCGTCTTCGACTGTGTCCATCGTCGACCTTATCGTCGATATGGGCACCGTTTTGGATGAAGCGAACTGCCCTGAAAGCGATCGCTTCCTTGTGATTCCGGCTCGCGCAGCTGGCCTCATCAAGAAGTCCGAGCTGAAGGACGCCTCGTTGACCGGCGACAGCACTACGCCGCTGCGCAACGGTCGTCTTGGCATGATCGACCGCTTCACTCTCTATGTGTCGCACAACCTCAACGTCACCGCCGGTAACACGTCGGTGATCGCGGGGCACAAGATGGGCTTCACCTTCGCCACACAGATGACGGAGATGGAGACGCTGCGTGCGCAGTCGACCTTCGGTAACATCGTTCGCGGCCTGCAGGTCTACGGGTATCAGGTTGTGAAGCCTGAAGCCTTGTCGACTGCAGTCGTCAATTTCTCGTAAGGAGGACCTATAGATGGTTGCTTATACTGACTCTCTGGGGTTCTATAAGAACTCCGCTGGCTTCGCGGCCAATTACACTGACCGCGTAAGCGTAATCGAAATCGACATTGATTTCGCTAAGATCGCAGCAGCACGAGCCGCTGCGAGCGCGGCTGCCTTGGGTGCCACCGACACGCTTGTGATCGGTACGCTCCCCAAAGGTGCGTACGTGGTGGCTTCTTCTGTCACTGTTGTGCGCGCTGAAGGCGCGGTAGCCACTGCCGACATTGGCGTCGCGGTTACACACGCGCTCTGGGGCAACGACGTGGACCTGAACGCGGCAGTTGGCACTACCGTGGGCCTGACCACGGCTGCGTACTACGCAGCTGAGGATACCGACGTTCTGTTGACCGTCAACACCGCGGCCACTGACGCAGCACGCATCAAAGTCTCGCTGGCTGTGGTCAACATGGGCGCAGACCTCGGCACGATCGCGAACGTGACCTAACTCGGTGGGGCCCTTCGGGGCCCCATCCACTCTAGGAGATCACCATGCCTACAAACCTTACCGGCTCCACGATCAAGGCTACCTACGAGCAGCTACTTCACGTAGACGGCGGGCCTGCCGCGGCCGAGAAGACGGTGCTCAGCGGTGCGGGCGTGGCTACTGCGTTCAAGGTTGGTACAGGCTCTGCCTCGGTGGATAACATCCGCTTCGACGGCAACATAGTCAGCACGATAGACGAGAACGGCGACTTAAACCTGAGCCCCAACGGGACTGGGTCGGTTGTCATCACTAAGGTTACATACGGCGATCAGGCGCAGGCGCGTACGGCGCTGGGCCTCGGCACCGCAGCACTGGACGACACCGGCGACTTCGCTACAGCAGCACAGGGTGCGCTGGCCAGCACAGCTGTGCAACCGGGCGACATTGGCACAATAGCCGCCCAGAACGCCAACAACGTCGCCATCACTGGCGGTACTATTCAGGACGTCGCCTTCACAGGGGCCTTCACTGTAAATGGCATCGCTATTTTCGACCCGCGGCCAACGCTTTCCGGTTTGGATGTCACGACCAAGAACAAGGCCGCCACGCTCGATTATGTGGCGGGAGTCAACGTCAATAACTTTACTGGTGCCGCAGCACAGGCAGTAACGCTTCCTGCCGCAGTGGCGGGCGTCACCGTCATCCATGCTCAATCTGTCGACACAGCTGGCGGCGTTCTCACGCTGAGCTTCACCTGCGCTGGAACGGACGTCTTTGAGACAGGTAGCGTTATCTCTAGCCGCGTTGCAAATGCAGTCGCTTTTGCGGTGTCCACTGCGGGGCAGGCCACTCTGGTGTACACGCCCACTGCTGCTGCCACAAACCTTTTCAGCCTTGGGTCGTACATTTACTTCTCGTGCACCTCAGACGGTATCTGGCGCATTAGCTACAGCTTCCAGCACCTTAGCACGGGCAACACTGGCGTGTTTGCTTTCGAAGCATAATTGTAGGCACTGGCCTAACCTAGACAGGAGACCATCATGGCTAAGTCCCCAGCGTGGACCCGCAAGGAAGGCAAGGACCCGAAGGGGGGCCTGAACGCCAAGGGGCGCGCGTCCTACAACAAGGCCAACCCGGGTAAGCCGGGACTCAAGGCCCCGCAGCCTGAGGGCGGCTCGCGTAAGA